TCACGCCATTCTTTTTCAGACGAATAATATGGCCTTCCTGATGATAAAGAATAACATCACCTTCTTCACCGCCACGGGGACGACTCCCTTTATCCTCGACAGCGATGGCCACCATGCCGCCGCGACGGCCACCGACAGCAACGACAATCGCCTCTGAGCCCGCAGGCGGAACGCTGGAAAAGCCATAGTTCTGGAAGCGCTCGACGTCGTCGTTAGTCTCATCGGCCAGCGACTGCACCTGCAGGTTCTGCCGACCGAGGCTGTCCGTCACGATACGGACCAGCGCACGGTCCACCATCAGGCGCAGGCGGCGGCCAATAGCGGCGATAGAGCGGGAAAAGTTAACTGCGTTCAGTCCCATGTCACCCCCACGGAAGTCTTTGCCTTCTTGCCTTTACTTTTAGCTTTCTGTTCAGGCATATCCAGCGACTCTGGCGGGACCAGTGTCAGCACGGTCAGCCGCCCCTGATCGCCTTCCATAAAGGAAACGGACTTAATCAGCCAGGTGACGTCGAGCTGCTGAATGGCATCGGTTACCTTCACCAGCCGATTTGTCTGCCACAGCGGACCGCTGATACCGTTCTCACGCCAGCCCGCGACGGTGATTTCGGTGGTATTGGCTTCACCCATCATATGAGCCTTGTGCCATTCGCCGCGGGCGCTGGCACCGCCGACCGTCAGGCTGTCCTCGTTGACCAGAATCTTCGGACGATAGCGGGTTATTTCCGGGTCGCTGACTACCGTCTGACGGCCGCCGATCATCTTCACCGGCTGGTCGTCCCATGTTGAACCGCCCGCGCTGGCGGAGCCCTTGACGATGTACTGGCTGGCCCGTTCGCGCCAGCTGAAGCGTCCACGTGCAGCCAGAATATTGTCGCCGAGAGTTAGCGCCACTCCGGCCCGTTGGGTGGATGCGCGGGTGATGACCAGCCGACCGTAAGCGTCTGACGTCACCAGAACGCCGCGCTGTTTGGCCAGCCGGTCGAGCAGTTCAAAGCCGGTTTCACCCTGTTCGAGGGTGATGCTGCCAAAGGCGTCGCCGGTGTCGGTCTCGTTAACCACCTCGATGCCGTAGGGTTTGCAGATGGTGGCTGCCAGTTGCTCCAGCTTCTGACCTTTCCACTGACCGGATTTATCGACCACTGAACTGTCCACAAGGTCACCGGTCTTGTCGCGACCCATGACGCGCAGGGAGACATTCTCCGAGTCATAGCTGGGAATAAAGTCGTCAATGTAGCCTGTCAGCACGCGGTCGCTGCCGATATCAACGGTGCAGGACTGCCCCGGCTTGATGGAGCGAGGAGCCGCAGCAGACCAGCGGGCGGTAACGGTCAAATCAAACTCTCCGGCGATATTGTCGAGAGAGCGGTTGATGGTCATATCCGTCCAGCCGCCCCAGACCTTGCCGTCAACGTTAAGGGTTAACTCTTCAGTCATTGCTGATGATCTCAATCGTCTGTGAAGGCGTAATAAAGGAGGGATAGCGCAGCCGGTTGCGGGTCACCAGTTCGTCCCGGTTCTCCGCGTCGCCGGTCTCGCGGTAGGCCAGCAGCATGACCGGCACTGTCCGGGCAGGCGTTACGCGTCGTAGTTCCGGCAACTGGATGCTGCGGATACGCACATCATTCACCACCGCGAACCGCAATTCGCGAAGGGAGCGCCACAGCTCACGGAGGCCACTTTCGACGGCTTCCGCAGCGGTCTCGCCGAGACGCTCCGCCAGCTGGTCGCCGGTGCTCTGCGCATCCTGACCGGTTTCAAAGGTCGCGGTGGCCACCGCTTCAGCCTGAGCGACCAGCGTGGAGATAATGACCAGACGGCGGAAGTCGTCGATATTGGTCTCCATCGCTGCCGTGGTCTCCGGCGTCGATGCCGGTGTGACGCTGCTGGCAAAGCCGGTATCAGTATTCACGCTGATGTTATCGACAAGGGATTTGGTCGCAGACTGCGCTGCCCGGTCGCCTTCCCACTTATCGCGTAGCTGGTCATAGACCCGCAGTGCGAACGGGGGCTCAGATACGAGGTCTTTCATATCGCTGATGAGGCCAGTAATATCGCGGATCATTTCACCGGGTGCGGCGGCTACAATACCGGCGAGGTCCTTAAACCGGTTGAGGCGGTCCATCCACTCGCTGAGCGCATCCGGCAGGGTCGGCAGGCTGGTGACAAAGCCCTCCATATCCTCCAGCAGGGTATCCACCATGCTGCCGACACCGTCGAGCGCCGCGAAATAATCACCGCTGGCCAGCGCTTCCTTGACCTTGTCCGCCGCGCTGAGCGTGGTGGCGCTGGTGTCTTCGTTGCCGGACGGGAACAACTGCTCGCCAGCCTCGTACACCTCAAAGGAAATGTAGACAATGCCGCCTTCTTCGGTGGAGAGACGATGCGTAACGCGGCCCACCTGAACCTTCTGAACGCCGAACCACGGATGCACCAGTTCACCGGGACCGGCAGTATTGAGCGCGGCCAGCAGGCGGTTCATCTGGTCGATGTAGTCACTGCCGAGCAGGATCGCGTTAATCTGCTGCTGAGTCAGCACCGCGCCGTGGTCTTCCGTCCAGCCCACCTCTTTTTTAGGGTAGGCGTGAGGGATAGCGCGGCGACCGCCAGTCCCCTCGACGTCGCGGAAAAAGAAAGGAGCGCCCCGGAACGAGGCATCGCGGAGGTCTTCCCATTTAGTGGCCATTACTGCTGCTCCATGTTACGGACACCACTGGAGGCACTCATGGTGACGCCGCGAGCATTGACCTTAACGCTGGTCACCTGTACCCGATCATCTTTAACGGAGACCTCGATGCTGCCTTTCAGCTCAGGCTGTTGCAGGAACGGATAGCCAGGCTGGTTTTGTGGCTGCATAGACGCCCACGGCGACGGGTCCTGATAGCCAGCAGGTGGCTGGAGAAAATCCATAACGCGAGACCAGACAGACGGTTCTTTGGCCCGGTCCTGAGCCCATTTGACCATGCTGGCTTTGTCATCATCGGTAAGGTTTGGTTTTTCATCAAGAAATGGGATAGTTGCAGCCATCGGGCCGATCATCCAGGCAGATCCCAAAGCCGAATAAGCGCGCCCAGGAACACCTCGACCCGGAGGTTTTCCACCTCCGGGACCACCAATATCAGGACCTCCGCCCATACCAGCCGAGCCCATATTGACCACATAGACCGGCATCACGCCTGAGCCGAACACGTCTGAAACTCCTTTGGGGACGCCTTTACCCTTGCCGACACCGAAGAGATCGAGAGCGCCTTTACCTAGCTGGAAGGCTTTACGGGCTGCAATGATACCAGCACCAGCGATGGCAATATTCTTGCCCACATTCAGCCAGTTCTGGACGGTGTCGTGATCAACAGAGTTAAGTGCATCAGCCAGCTCTTGAACAGGCTCAGCAAGGTTTGACTCTGCGAATCGCTGCCATTCGTTATTTAGAGACTGAAGAGCTGCATTAAATCCTTCAGCGTTAGTTTTTGCCGCTTTCTGGGTGGCACCATACTCAACGGCACCGTAGATCAGCTCCTGCATAAGCTTCATATTTTCAGGTTTGAGTAGTGCGTTAATCCCCTGCATACCTGTCTGATCAAAGACGTCCTGGAGCTTGAGAGGGTCAAACTTTGCTCGCACAAGAATTTCTTTCATCAATTCAAAGGGGAGTTTGAATTCTTTTGTACCAGGTTTGAAAACATCGATACCTTGGCGTTGTAAGAACTTGATGTTCTTCTTATCCTGCAGGGATGCGTACATTGCTTGGATACTGGTAACCACCTCATCGGCGCTACCCTTTGTTTTTGCGAAGACTTGAGCAAAGGCACCCATCTGAGTCAGTGCCTCCGGCCCCTGTGCTGAAATGATAGAGAAGAGTTTGGGGGCAACCCGCGCAATATCAGCCACACTGACAGAACCAACCGCGAACTGAGCATAAAGTTTGTCCAGCATTTTGCTTACATCATCTGCCCCCCTGACATTCTTCTCCCAGAAAGCCGCTAGCAGGCCAGCGGCAGTCTTTCCGTCAACACCAAAAGCCTGCATTGCAAGACCTAAATTCCTCATGTTTTCTTTAGTAAATTTTTCGTCACCAGTTAAACCC